TCCACACTTGAATCGATCACTGACAAGTGGCCGACTCTTGTGGACTTCGAAAACGACCTAAAGGCTAAGGTCGGACCAATGTCAATTATGAAACCTCTGGAGGAAAGGTTTGAAGACATTGATCATTACTACGACGATATTCTCCTAAAGTCGAAGCCTATATCTGACAGTGCCATCAAAGCTGTAATTAGTGAGTTTGATGGTGTTAGGGGTCTTAGAGTTAGAGGTCAGCAACGTACCGTTGACCTAATGAAGAAGTCAACTAACACTGGCTCTCCGTACTTTACCAAAAGGAAAGCTGTCACTAAGAAAACGTTGTTCTGCGAAGTAGCACCAACAACGCCGGAAGGGACTCCTACCTTCCAAATCCTAAATTTGCCTAAGCAGAGACATGATATTCGTGTTGATCATGGTGAATTATGGTATGCAGCAGCAGTACTTGGGTGGAGAGGCCAAGAAGGAGGCCCTGACAAGTCTGATGTTAAACAGCGTGTGGTTTGGATGTTTCCATATGCGGTTAATATCAGGGAGTTGCAGGTTTACCAACCACTGATTGAGAGATGTCAGGATCTCGATCTTATTCCTGCTTGGGTTAGCATGGAATCAGTCGACCGGCGTATCACAAGAATGTTTGATACTAAGGGTGTGGACGACGTGGTTATCTGCACAGACTTCAGCAAATTCGACCAGCATTTTAATGCAGACATGCAACATTGCGCAGAATCCATCTTACGCGCGATTCTGACTGACTACCCAGAATCACAAAACTGGTTGGATTGCGTATTCCCCATTAAGTATGAGATACCTCTCGCATACGATTACGGTAAAATCCGTTACGGTAAACACGGTATGGGAAGTGGTAGTGGAGGAACCAATGCGGATGAGACTCTAGCCCACAGAGCTCTGCAATACGAGGCCGCACTCGATAATCACTCCAAACTTAACCCAAATTCACAGTGTCTCGGTGACGATGGAGTACTCACATTTCCAGGTATCACTGTGGAGGATGTAATGCGTTCATATACTGCACATGGGCAAGAAATGAATCAGAGCAAGCAGTACGTGAGCAAACATGATTGCGTATATCTCCGTAGGTGGCACGACATTAATTATAGAGTCAACGGAATATGCGTAGGTGTCTATTCAACCTATCGTGCTCTTGGTAGGCTGATGGAACAAGAAAGGTACTATGATCCAGATGTATGGTCAGCAACGATGGTTGCATTGCGTCAACTTTCCATTATTGAGAATGTGAAGTACCATCCTCTTAAGGAACAGTTCGCCGACTTTTGCATGAAAAGGGATAAAT